CATTGGTGCTTTAGCACCGACACTTGAAAAAGTGTGTGGGGTTGTGGAAAAGGCAACAACATGGTTCAGCAGTCTTGATGAACACACTAAAACCATGATTGCAACAGCAATGGGAATTGGTGCAGTTGCTTCACCTGTTTTGATTATTGGTGGGAAAATCATCAGTGGTATTGGTTCAATGGTTGGTAAGATTGGAACAGCTATATCAACTATATCATCACTGTCAGGTTCTGTTGGTGGTCTGTCAGGTGTCCTTGGTGCAATCACAAGTCCTATTGGATTGGTAGTGGTGGCAATCACAGCATTGATTGCAATTTTTGTTGCATTGTACAACACCAATGAAGATTTCAGGAACACTGTTCAGTCAGCATGGACAACCATCAAAGAAACAATCAGCACTGTTATTGAAGCAGTGAAAGAATTGATTTCAGCATTTATTCAGCTTATCAAACAGGCTTGGGATGCTTGGGGTCAGGATATTATCAATGTAGTAACAAATGCATTCAATTATATCAGCACATTTATTGATTCAGCACTGAAGATTGTTCAGGCAGTCATCCAAACAGTGACAGCACTAATCAAAGGTGATTGGTCAGGTGTGTGGGATGGTATTAAAAACATTGTGTCAACAGTGTGGGATGCAATCAAGAATTTGATTTCAGCAGGTATTGAACTTGTGAAATCTATTATTCAGCTTGGTCTGAATGTTGTAAAAACAGTATTCACAACTGTATGGAATGCAATCAAGGGGATTGTTCAGGCAGTATGGAATGACCTGAAGTCAGTGATTGAAACTGTATTGAATGCGATTAAGTCATTCATCAGCACAGCACTGAATGCAATCAAATCTGTATTTTCTACAATTTGGAATGCAATTAAATCTGTTGTGACAACAGTCATCAATGCAATAAAGTCAGTGATTTCATCTGTCTTTAATGCGATAAAATCAACAATCACAAGTATCTTGAATTCAATCAAATCTGTGTTCAGCAGTGTTTGGAATGGAATCAAGTCAACTGTGTCTTCAGTTATAAATGGTATTAAGTCCACTATTTCAAGTGGAATGAATGGTGCAAAATCAACTGTGACAGGTGTATTGAATGGAATCAAATCTTCATTCACAAGCATTTGGAATGGATGTAAATCTGTTGTTTCAGGTGCTATTAACAGAATTAAGTCAATTATGAACTTCAGTTGGTCATTGCCACATTTGAAATTACCACATATTTCAATCAGTGGTTCTTTCAGCTTGACACCACCATCTGTTCCACACTTTGGAATCAGTTGGTATAAGAAAGCTATGGACAGTCCTTTCATGTTCACACAACCAACATTGTTTGATGTGAATCCTGTCACAGGTACTGCAAAAGGTGCAGGTGAAGCAGGTGATGAAATCATGTATGGACATAGTAATCTAATGAATGACATTCAGGATGCAGTTGGTCTTCATGACAATTTAATTGTGAAAGCCTTGAATGATTGGTTTGAACAGTTATTTGCAATCTTTGAAGAATGGTTTCCTGAATTCAAAGGTCAGTTAGTTCTTGACACAGGTGCATTGGTTGCAGAAACAGCACCTGCAATGGATGAAGAACTTGGTAAAATTATAAGAAGAAAGGAAAGACAATAATGCAGACAGTGACATTTGGAACAAAAAATTCATATGATGACTTTGGTCTAATCCTGACTGACAAAGATATTGGATTTCCTGAACCAAAGTTGGAAGAAGTTGATGTGATTGGTGCTGATGGTGTCATTGACTTGTCGGAAGTCTTAAATGATGATATCAAGTACAAAACACGAAAACTTCAGTTTACTTTTACAGTTCTGAAGGGGAATAAATATTGGGCATCAACAGTTGCTGATGTTGCAAATTACCTTCATGGTAAAAAGTTAAGAATTCAGATGGATTTTGACCCTGCCTATTATTACACAGGCAGGTGCAAAATCAATTCATTCAAGACTTCCAAAAGGTTATGCACCATCACAATTGATGCTGAATGTGAACCTTACAGACTTGATATAAATGGAAATGGTGAAAAATGGTTGTGGGACACATTCAGTTTTCAGAATGGTTTCATCAGGGTGAATACAATCACAGTCAATGGTTCATTGCAGGTCAACTTGCAGAATCAAAGAAAGATTGTATCACCAACATTCATCTGTTCAACAGCAATGACTGTAACATTTGATGGTGTTACATATAACCTTCCAAAAGGAAAAACACAGGTTCTTGGAATCAGACTTCAATATGGAACTAATTATGTGACATTCAAAGGAAATGGAACAGTCAAAATTGAATATCAAGGGGGTGCATTATAAATGTATCGTGTATATTGTAATAATTCCCCTTTGTATGATTTAAGGGATGAAGACCTTGTTTTGATTTCCCCAATTGTGAAGATTGGGGAAAACACAGCAGGGTCTTTTGAATTCAGTATTCTTCCAAAACATCCACACTATGAAGAAGTTAATGAATTGACTTCAGTCATCACAGCTTATGATGGTGATGAAGAAATCTTTTGTGGAAGGGTTGTGGAAATTACAAAAGATTTATACAACAGAAAGAAAGTCATCTGTGAAGGTGAACTTGCATATTTCAACGATTCTATTCAAAGACCTGCAAGATATCAGGGATTGACAGTCAGGGGTTATCTTGAAACCTTGGTGAACATTCATAATCAGCAGGTAAAGAATCAGGGCATTGATAAAACCTTCAAAGTTGGTGCAGTTACTGTTCAGGATAAAAATGATTATGTTTACAAATATACCAATTGGGAATCCACATTGGAAGTCATCAAGACAGACCTATTGAAAATCTATGGTGGTTATTTAAGAATCAGAAAAGAAAATGGTGTCAGATATCTTGATTACCTTGCTGATTATCCAAACACAAACACACAGGTGATTGAATTTGGTTCAAACTTATTGGATTTCACACATGATATGGTTGCTTCTGATATTGTCACAGCAGTAATTCCACTTGGTGCAAGGCTTGAAGATGTCACAGAAGTTGAAGGTCTTGATGCTTATTTGACAATCAAAGATGTCAATGGTGGTGTTGATTATGTGTATTCACAGGAAGCAGTCAAAAGCTATGGATGGATATTCAAAACAGTCAAATGGGATGATGTTCATGTTGCAGATAACCTTTTAAAGAAAGGAAAGGAATATCTGTCAGATATTCAGTTTGCACAGATTACATTGACAGTATCTGCTGTTGACCTTCACATGCTTCATGTGGACATGGAAAGAATCAAAGTCCTTGATAGAATCAGGGTCACATCAACACCTAATGGTCTTGATAGATTTTTCCCTGTGTCAGAAATGACAATTTATTTGGATAAACCATCAAACAATAAGTTGACCCTTGGGATATCCTATTCCAAGAATAGTTTATCAACTAAAACAGAATCAAATATAACTTCAATCAAAGACAAGATTGAAGAACTTCCAAAGAAGTCTGAAATCCTTGAAGAAGCAAAGAAGAATGCTTCTGAACTTATCAAAACAGCAACCAATGGTCATGTTGTTCTTGGTGATAATGCAGATGAACTTCTTATCATGGACACAAATAATAAGAATACTGCTAAACGTGTTTGGCGGTGGAATCTGAATGGTCTTGGATATTCCAAGACAGGTTATAAAGGAAGCTATGAACTTGCAATGACAATGGATGGTCAGATTCTTGGAACATTGATTGCAGGTGAAGCAATCAAAGCAGAACATATTTCAACAGAATACAAAACATCAGTTGAAAGACAAATCAGTAATGCAAAAGAAGATGTTGAAAATGATGTTCAGGAAGAATTGAAATCTTATTGGACAAAGACGGAAGTTGAAACAGCAATCAATCAATCTGCAAATTCAATCAAGCTGTCAGCAAAAGAAACAGCTTCAGGATTGATTTCAGAAGCATTGAAATCTTATTCCACATCAGCACAGATTGAAGTTACAACCAATGCAATCAGTTCAGAAGTGAAGAAAAAGGTTGGTTATTCTGAAGTAATCAGTTCAATCAATCAATCTGCTGAATCAGTTGCAATTAAGGCTTCCAAGATAAAACTTGAAGGTCTTGTGACAGCAAACAAAAATTTTCAAGTACTTACTGATGGAAGTATTATTGCTAAAAACGGAACATTCACAGGTAATATCACAGGTTCAAGAATCACAGGTTCAACAGTCAACATTACAGATTCAAAAGGATGCAAGATTGATTTGGATGCTTCAGGTCTAAGAATTGAAGCGAACAAATACACAGACATTTTTGGACATCAAGGTGGAAAACTTGTCATTGGTACAACAGCATCTATTCTTGAATCTATGTTTTCACCAATCTGCTTTTATCCTGCTGATGGTGGTGTATGGAATTTACCTGTTGCATCAGGATGTAACAAATTCAGATTTGTGTGGAATGTTACGTCATCATGTTATGTTGAAATTCAGACATTATTTGGTGCTTATGGATTGACAGCATGGGCATCTGATAAAAAGCTGAAGAAAAACATTATTGATTCTGAAATCAGTGGAATTGATGAAATTATGAAAATTCCACATTATTCATTTGATTGGAAGAATAAAGATTATCATGTTGATTGTGGTTACATTGCACAGGAAATGGAAAAATTGAATCAAAGTTATGTCATAAAGATTGCACAGCATGATGAAAAAGGAAAGTACACAGGTGACAGTTATCAGATTGATGAAACTGCAATCATCCCTGTCATTACAAAGGCATTACAAGAAGTCATTGAAAGATTGGAAAGGTTGGAAGAAAAATGAATATACCATTATCAGTTTTATTAGAAAATACAAAAATCAGGATGACTGATTCTGTGAATAAAGTCATTCAGGAATCAAATCTTCCTGCTTATCTGATAGAAGGAATTCTGTCAGATATCCTTGCAGAAGTCAGAAAACAGAAGAATCTTGAATTAGCATCTGACTATGCAAGTATGAATGAAGAAAATCAGAAAAGTGAAGAAGATGAAAAGGAAGGTGAAGAATAATGGCAAACATTAAACCTTATACAGATGAAATTGCAAATGCTGTCTATGGTGAAGAAGTCAGAAGTTCAATCATCAATGCACTGAACAAAGTCAATGATGATAATAACAGTTATCAGGACATCAAGAATCAAATTGTTGCTTCTAAGGATGATGTCAATGAAGCTGTTGCAGAATTTGATGCAAAGGTTGCTTCAGCACAGGATGCAACAACAGCACTTATCAATGCAACATCCAAAGGAAACACAGCAAAGTCTGCACTTGACAGTGCTATTACTTCAGCAAACACAGCAAGAACCAACTTGGTTTCTGCAACTACTTCAGCAAACAATGCTGAAAGCACACTGAAGTCAGCAACATCAACTGCACAGACTACAACAGCATCTGCAAATGATGTGAAGAAGAATCTTGATTCTTCCATCAGTTCAGCAAACAGTGCTAAATCTGCACTTGATACTGCAATCAGCAATGCAAAGACAGCTAAATCAAATCTTGATACAAGTACATCAACAGGTAACACAGCAAAGAAGAATCTTGATACTGCAATTAGTAATGCAACCAAGACAAGAAGTGACCTGAATGCAGTTATCAGTTCAGCACAGTCTGCACAGTCATCTTTGTCAGGTGTTATTGCACAGGCATCAACAGCACAGACAAACCTTCAGAATGCAACCAACAGTGCAACCAATGTATTCAATCAGCTTACTGCTGAAAATGTTTCAGCAAAAGCAAACCTTGATGCATTAAGAAGTGAAGATTTCAATGCACAGGAAATTCTGTCAGGTGTCACAGACATCAGAGCATATCTTGGAATGATTGAAACAGAAGATGTTCTTGGTATCACTATGGACTATAAGAACAAAACCTGCACAAGAATAGCAGGTGCAAAGAATCTGACAGCAGGTGCAGACTTTGACAAGTTCAGCATGTATGGTGGAAGAAAAAGATGCAATGTGTCTGATGGTGGAACAATCAATGCTTACTATGGTGATGAAGGTTACACAGAAGATGGTTCAAATGGTCAGGTTATGGTGTATCAGCCTAAGTTCTATTATCTTGTGTGTCCACTTGAATATGACAGACAAGAAACAGGCTATGGTTATCATTTAAGAAAAGCAAACTACTATGTCAGTGAAACACAAAGGGCAGGATTTAAACTTCACCCTGCATTCTATGATAAGAATGGAAATGAAGTTGATTATATCCTGATGTCAGCATATGAAGGATGTATCTATGACACATCTGCAAATGCCTATATGCTGAATGATGAACAGGTCATGGATGCTTCCAAAGACAAGTTCAGTTCCATTGCAGGGGCAAGACCTGCAACAGGTGTATCACAGAACTTGACAAGACCAAACATTGAACAGATGGCAAAGAACAGGGGTGAAGGTTGGCATTCATTTGGAATCAAAACAGCATCAATGGAACAGTTGCTGATGATTGTTGAACTTGGAATGATGAATCTTCAGACTGCTATTGGACAGGGTGTTGTCAATCTTCCTTGGACAACAGGAACTGACACAACAAGTTCTTATGCAGGTGTGACAGGTTCAACAGCATCCCTTGGAAATGGCACAGGCAGAGCAACAGAAACAACCACATATGAAGGTGGTGTTGCTACAAAAAACACAGCAGATGGAAAAACTTCTATTTGTTATCGTGGTGTTGAAAACTTTTGGGGTAACATTTGGAAATTTGCCTATGGTGTGAATATTTGGGGTAATGGTATGCCTTACATCTGTTCAGACTTCAATTATGCTGAAGGAAAGAACACAGACAACTATGAAGGTGCAGGATTCACAGTCACAAAAGCAAATGGATATATTTCAGCAATGGGATATTCCACTAAGTATGATTGGTTATTCATGGCATCTGAATGTCTTGGAAACAGTTCACTTCCTGTTGGTGATTACACTTACATCACTGAAAACCTGAATGGATATAGGATTGCTCCATTGGGCGGTTATTGGCATATTGGTTCTAGTGCAGGTGGTTTCTATTGGGGTTTGCATTACGGTGTTGGGTATCGTAGTCGTGATATCGGCGGTCGCTTGGTGTATGTACCAACAGTCACTGTTTAATTGAATATATGGGTTAGGTAATTGTTGATGGCAACATCTTCCACCTTGTTGTTATATCTGTACACAATAAAAAACATTTTCAAGATTACTCAATTAGGCAGTAATTGGAATAATGGTTCTAATGCAGGTAGTTTCTATTGGAATTTGAATAACAGTGTTGGGAATCGTAATCGTAATATCAGCAGTCACTTAGTAAATGCGTGGTTGATTTCAGGCAGTCCAAAAGGGCTGTCTGTTTTCATATATAAAAATTGTGGAAATTACTTGACCCTGCCACTTGGCAAAACACAAAAGTCTGTCATCAATGGATGACAGCATATGGAATAAATCTGTTTTGGTAAATCCTGAAAGGAAGTTGAAGAATCAGAAACACGCATACAAAAATAACAGAAAGAATTGGTGGTTGTAGTTATATGAAGCGTTATGGACATTTATATGAAAAGATTTATGATATGGAAAATTTGAAGTTGGCACACCAACATGCAAAGAAAGGGAAAGGATGGTATGCAGAAGTACAAATGATTGATTCTGACCCTGACAAGTACCTGAAGGAATTGCAGGACATGCTGATAAATAAAACCTATCATACATCTGAATATGAAGTGTTCTATAAAAATGAGCATGGGAAGACAAGAAAGATTTATAAACTTCCTTATTTTCCTGACAGGGTTGCACAGTGGGCAATCTTGCAGGTAATTGAACCATATTTAATCAAGCACCTTATTTCTGATACCTTTTCAGCAATACCTGACAGGGGAATTCACAAAGGACTTAGTAGAGTAAAGAAAGCAGTCCAACATGATGTTCCAAATTGTCAATATTGTCTGAAGATAGATGCAAGACATTATTATCAATCAGTGAATCATGACATTCTGAAACAGAAATACAGAAAGATGTTCAAAGATAATGACCTTCTTTGGATTCTTGATGAAATCATTGATTCAATCAACACAGCAGAAGATGAAGACCTTGTTTCAATATATCTGTTGGATGAAGACATTGACCCAAACACAGGAATTCCAATTGGAAACTACCTGTCACAGTACAGTGGGAATTATTACTTCAGTGATTTTGACCATTGGATGAAAGAAGTCAAGCATGTCAAATATTACTTCAGATATATGGATGACATTGTAATTCTTGCAAGAACCAAGGAAGAACTGCATCAATTGCTGAAAGAAATCAATGAATACTTCCATAACAATATGAAGTTAGAAATCAAGAAGAATTATCAAGTGTTTCCAACTTATGTCAGGGGTATTGATTACCTTGGCTATAGGGTGTTTGTTTCCTATGTGCTATTAAGAAAGCAGACCTGCAAAGACATGAAGAAGAAAATGGTGAAGATAAGGAAGAAAGTTGAATCAGGGAACATGATGAACTATTCAGAATGGTGTTCAATAAATTCTTACAAAGGTTGGACTGATTATGGAAATTGCTTCAGACTGACACAGAAATATGTTGAACCATTGATTCCATATGCAACTAAATATTATGAATTGAATGTCAAGAAAGGTGGAAAAGTAGCATGAAACAGTATGGAACACAAAGAAGTACAGTGAAACCTGAAGATGTGGAAATCACTGAATCAAAGGTCTTCAGCTATGAAGATATCACTGAAATCAAAGTGAAGAATCCTGAATCAGATGATGAAGTCACAATGTATGAATTCACTTTGACAGAGTATGACAAAGATGAATACATCAGGATTCAGGCAGAAAAGAATGCAAGTCTTGAAGAACAGATGACACAGACACAGGTTGCACTGTGTGATGTATATGAAATGTTAGCATAGAAAGGATGTGAATTGTCATGGTGAAGATTTATGCAAATCTTATCATCAAAGGAATCAAAACCATTGATGATGTACCAATAAGAATCAAAGATGAAGTCAAGCAGGAATTGGTCAAAGAAGGTCATCCTGAACTTGCTGAAGTAGGTGATGAAGATTGATAACCAATCTTATCATAAATATTTTATTTAGAAAGGAAGTGGAAAACATGGCAGTTGTATATGCAACACTTATTATCAAAGGTGTGAAGACAATTGATGATGTCCCTGCAAGAATCAAGGACAAGGTTGTTCAGGTTCTGATTGACCTTGATTGTGGTGATTTAGCAGGTCAGGCATAAGTCAATAACACACAGTAAAGCATCATGCAGAAATGCATGGTGCTTATTTTATGCAGAAAGGAAGATAAACAAGATGAATATTAAAGAAGGAATTTGCACAGGCATTGGTGTCATTGGAAGCATCATTGCATCAGCATTTGGTGGATGGGACACAGGTTTGGTTACGTTACTTATTTTTATGGGAATTGATTACTTTTCAGGATTGGTGGTTGCAGGTGTTTTTCACAAGTCCAACAAAACTGAATCAGGTGCATTGGAAAGCAAAGCAGGATGGAAAGGTTTATGCAGAAAATGTATGACCCTCTTGTTTGTATTGATTGCGTATAGATTGGATTTAGCACTTGGTGTTAGTTACATCAGGGATGCAGTCATCATTGGATTTATGGCAAATGAATTGATTTCAATTGTGGAAAATGCAGGTCTTATGGGTCTTCCATTACCTGATGCAATCAACAAAGCAATTGATGTTTTAACAGAACAGAAAGAAGGGTAATAAATGACTAATCAGGAATTCATCAAGAAAGTTGCAGATACAGTCTGCAAGGTAGCACTGTCTTATGGAATCTTGGTTCATAGTCCAATCATTGCACAGGCAATCTTAGAAAGTGGGTGGGGCAAGTCAAAACTTGCTTCCACCTATCACAATTATTTTGGTCTGAAATGTGGGACTAAATGGACAGGAAAATCAGTGAATCTGACAACACAGGAAGAATATGAAGTTGGAACACTGACAACCATCAAAGACAATTTCAGGGTTTATGACAGCATGGAAGATGGAATCAAAGGGTATTTTGAATTCATTCAGCTTCCAAGATATAGCAATCTGAAGGGCATCACAGACCCTAAGACGTATCTTGAAACCATCAAGGCAGATGGATATGCAACATCTTCTACTTATGTAGATAACAACATGAAGTTAATCAATCAGTATGATTTGACACAGTACGACAAGAAAGAAGGTAACAACAGTATGTCATATGATAGAACAGCGGTAGTGAATCAGGCAAAAGCATGGCTTGGATATAATGAAGCAGATGGTTCACACAGAGCAATTATTGATTTATACAACACACAGAATCCAAGACCAAGGGGTTACAAGGTAACATATACAGATGCATGGTGTGCAACCTTTGTATCTGCTGTTGCAGTAAAACTTGGTTATACAAGAATCATTCCAACAGAATGTTCATGTAATTATATGATTAAAGGTTTTCAGCAGATTGGATGTTGGGTTGAAAATGATGCATATGTTCCAAAAGCAGGTGATGTCATTTTCTATGATTGGCAGGATTCAGGCATTGGTGACAATGTGGGTTCATCTGACCATGTTGGAATTGTTGAAAAATGTGATGGTAAGACAATCACAGTTATTGAAGGAAACACTTCAAATAAGGTTGGAAGAAGAACACTTGCAGTCAATGGAAAGTATATCAGGGGATTTGGTGTTCCTGCATACACAACACAGTCTGCATCCACACCTGCACCTTCTACAACAAAGAAAGACATCACAACCATTGCAAAGGAAGTCTTAGCAGGTCAGTGGGGTAATGGTGATGACAGAAAGAACAGACTGACATCAGCAGGTTATGACTATGCAACAGTTCAGGCAAAGGTCAATGAACTTGCAAGTGGTAAGACATCCACACCAACAAAGTCAGTTGCTGAAGTAGCAAAAGAAGTTCTTGCAGGAAAATGGGGAAATGGAACTGCAAGAAAGACTGCACTTGAAAATGCAGGATATAACTATTCTGAAGTTCAGCAGAAAGTCAATGAACTTTGTGGACAGAAGTCTGTGACTGAAGTTGCAAAGGAAGTTATTCAGGGCAAGTGGGGCAATGGTGCAACACGAAAATCTAAGTTAGAACAGGCAGGATATAATTATTCTGCTGTTCAAGCAGAAGTAAACAGACTTTTGCGTTAGTAACCTGATAGAAACAAAAGAGTGACAAACACATCAGAAAGCCTTATAATATAGGAAACACAGTTATCTTGGAACTATGCAAACGATAATTATCTCGCAAGAGAATTACAATTTAAAGAGTTCACAAACCTCAGAAACCGCGAGTCTCCGGGGTTTTTTTTTACCCTTAAATCTTGGTGAAATGTCTAGTAATGTGGTGTAACTTTTTCGGTTTGC